GTCTGTTTCTTGGTTCGGTTTTTCGATCGACCGCGGATCAGAAGCGGAGGTCAAAGCGGCAGCGCTTTGGACCGAGGCGTCGAAGAAGATCTTCGCCGCACGATCAAGCGATTCGGGAATCGCCTCAAGCTCCTCTACCGATCTCGCCAGCGATCTGGTAGCGCTCGCGTACAAGCGGACGGTCTGTCTGTACGACCAAGCGGATCTCGCGGGGTTCATCGATGCTGCTGCGCTTGGGTTGATGCTGGCGAAGCAGCCGGGCTCCGCTACCTGGACCTTCAAGACGCTGGCTGGTGTCGCTGTATCGCGAGTCAACAGCGCCGAAGAAAACTTCGTGCTTGCGAAAAATTGGTCGAGCTACACGCGAGTTGCCGGGCTGAATATCCTCTACGAAGGTAAGACACCATCGGGCGGATTCATCGACGCAACGATCTCGATTTCGTTCACCGAAGCTCGTCTTCAGGAAGCGATCTACGGACTGCTCTACTCGCTCGACGTCGTGCCCTACACGCAACAGGGTATCGATATGGTGATTGCAACAGCACAAAAAATTCTTGATGACGCCACCTCACCGAAGCGCCCAAACCCGATTTTCAACCCGAAGCCTCGCGCGTTGGTCGAGGCTATCCTTGAGTCGGGCGTCACCATTGCGGACAAAGCAACGCGGCGCCTCACTGGCGTGAGTTGGTCTGGCAAGCTCGCAGGCGCAATCCACGGCGTTACCGTGGCCGGCACTGTCACAGTCTGAGGAGATTCCACCATGGCCGTTGCAAGCTTCTCGCTGTTGAATTGTTCGATCCTCTTCGCCGCACCGCTCGACGGATTCGGCGAGGGCGATGCGATCGCAATCGAACCAATGGGCGATCGCTGGGTGTCTACTGTCGGCACATCGGGTGATCGACTCCGTGTCGATACTGGCGAGAAGGGGTACACGATCAAGGTATCGCTGCTTCAATCGTCCGCGTCGAATGCGATCCTCACTGCCGCGTACATCGCTGACACTGAGACACCAGGCGGAATTCTTCTGCCGTTCATGTTCAAGGATCCGAACGCGAACGATCTGTTTTTCTCGCCGAAATCCTACATCGTAGCGTTGCCCGCAATCGCGCGATCGAACAAGGGTAGCTCCCATATCTGGACGATCCACGCGCTGGAAGGGATTGCCTTTTACGGCGGCGTGGGGAGCCCGATCTGATGCGCTCTACGAAAACAGAATCGATTGACGGAGTCACCTACGAGCTCCACGCGCTGGGTGGAATCGATGCGTCCAGAGCTCTACTACCCGCGATGCGCCTAGCCCCAGCGCTTGTGGACGCGTTCACCGCGCTTGCCGCAGGTCGCTTCGGTCGCGCTGCGGTAGCCCTGCACGCGGCACGTGAGGAGGATCTACAAGCACTCATCACGGCCTTCGAGGCATCGACCACGATCGTCCAACAGATCCAAGGCGCCGCTCTCGGGCAGGTGATGCGACTGCCAATGAAGGGAACCTTCGACGAACATTTCCGCGGCAAGATCGGCCCCATGATCAAGTGGATGCAAGCTGCTTACGATCTGAATTTCTCCGATTTTTTAGCCGATATGGTGCCCTCACAAAAGGGCACGGACACGACACCAGCACCACCACTACAACCTCCTTCGATCGTCCCGATCTAGAGAACGAAAACGATTGGCTCGTGTGGAGAGTCGTGCTCGCACAGATCGCCACGCTCGCAGAGATCAGTAAGCATTGGTCGCTGTCGGATGTACTCGATGCTAATCTCTGTCTGAACGCCGTGGAAAGGCACCAAGAAAATGGGCGCACTGAGAGAGCTGCTCGCTCGGTTCGACGTTGAGGTCGACCCAAAAGGAGCGCTGAAAAAGGGCGCCTCGGGTGTCGACGCGCTCGCGCTGAAGATGCGCAATCTCGGTGCGATGGTATCGGGCGCGGTTGTGTTGGGCGGGATCAAATCGTTTATCGACGGTCTCGCGGCGACGGGCGATCAGATCATCGACACCAGTGCGCGACTCGGCATTGCTACCGAAGAGTTCCAGCGCTGGGGACTCGCCGCAAAGCTCTCTGGTGTCGAGGCCGGCGTGTTCGCCGCGAGCATAAAGAAGTTGCAACTCAAAGCCGCGGAAGCCGCAGAAGCCGGAGCCGTCACGGGGGGAGTGTTCGCGGACCTCGGCGTAAAGCTCAGAGTTGGCGTAGGCGGTCCCATGCGCGATACCACCGACATCATGCGCGATACAGGGCTTGCGATCTCACGACTAGCAGATCCGTTCTTGCGCGCGCAGGCGAGCACCGAAGCTTTCGGAAAAGCGGGCACGGCACTAGGTCCGATATTCGCGAAGGGTGAAGCAGGCCTACAAGATTTGCTATCGGAGATGGATCGCCTTGGGGGTGGCTACTCGGACGAGGCGCTCGAGAAAATGGGCGAGTTGGGCGACAACACCGATCGTTGGGATTTCGCGCTCGGCTCGTTGAAGGGTGCGCTCGCCGAACAGGTTTTGCCGGCCATCAACAACATGATTGCGGGCGGCGCAAAGCTCGTAGCGAGCTTCAAGAATTCAGCGGGGGCGACAACACATCTGAAGGCTGCGCTCGTCGTGCTCGGCATTGCTGCGGCAGCTGCGGGCTGGGCTGCGCTCGTCCCTTGGATCCCTTTTCTCGCGATGCTCGCGCTTGGGTTTTTCGTGGTCGACGATCTCATGACTGCGCTCGCTGGCGGCGACAGCGTGATCGGTAGAGTGCTGGACAAGCTACTCGGTGAGGGCGCAGGCAAAAGCATCTTCAAAGAGATCAACAAAGATCTCTCTGAGCTTAACGCGACAATGGCCCAACAGCCCACGCTGTGGAGTAAAATCGGCGCCGCGGCGGCGGGTGTCGGGTCAGGCATCGCGACCTTTTTCAAGAAGGACATTCCCGAGGCAATCGGCTTCGCATTCGATCTACCAAACGAATCAATCGAGGCCGGTTGGAAGGGGCTGATCCAAAACCTAGCTGCTATTGTCGACGGCTGGATCGCGGAGCTGAAGGGCAAGATCGAGAAGGCGATTGGTATCCCCATTACGGATATCCAAAAGGCGCTAGGCATCGATCCAGCAGAGTCCAAAGCGACAAAGAAACAAGCGGCACTGGACGATGCAACAGCCCTGCTAGGCTCCTTCAAAAAAAACAAGGCACTAGCCGAAGGAGGAACACCTGAAGACGGAAAGATCCAAAATGTTTCGGCAGCAAATCGGATAGCAGATCGGATGCTGCAACTCCAACGGAACAAAGATCTACTACCTAGTCTGGCTCCTGTCGGTTTCGCGAATTCGGGACCGCCAACCCCGTCCGATCGCGTCAACGAAAACAGCGTGACAGTCACTGCGCCCGTCACCATCCACGTCGCAGACGGCGAGGGCGCAGTCGATGCGATCCGCGGACACGTCGGGGCCGCAACCAAGCGAGCGACGGAGGCGGCGCTTCGAACCGCCGCGCCAGAGAAATGAGCGTCTATATCGCGCCAGACGATCCTGCGTTCGACGCAATCGGGTACGATCAAACGCGCAACGAATCGCACTCTACAACATCGACGCTGACAAAACATCCGGTCGAAGATGGCTCGCACTTCACCGATCACGTGCTGATCGATCCAGACATGTTCTCTTGTGACGTAGTGGTGAGCAACAAACCAGTTGCCACAAACTGGTACGGGGAGGGACTTGATCGGTACGTCGCTGCTACTTTTCCGGCGCAGCGCTTCGTACCTACCGGCCCTGTTTTTTTGCAGGGCGTGTCCGTCATAGAGGAGCAGACGCTTGCTCTACGTGGATTCGGGATCACGCGCGTGGGGAATTTAGTACTCGAGATGCAAGAGAGACACGACGCGCTGATCCGCAAGGCTGTGAGCTGTTCGGTGCTCACATCCACGAAGCAATACGATTCAATGGTGATGATCTCGAGCGAGCTACAGCGTGGCGAGAAGAGCGAAAGTTTCGGCCTGTTCCACCTGTCGTTTCAGAAGCTCACGATCGTGAGTACGCGACTTGTTGCGGCGCCGAAACCGAAGGAGGCTCGAGGCAACAAGGTAGTTCCGAAGGGGCAGCAAACGGAGCCACAAGGGCCGTCGACTCCGGCCGCAGCCCCTGCCCCGGGTGAAGCCTCTTCGAAGCTTTTGGATCTAATCCAATACGTGGGGGGCCCATGATCCGCCTACCTACCTTCCCAGAACCGCTGCACACCTATTCGACTTCGCTCGACGGCATCGAGTACCGTCTCAAATTCGATTACTCGCAGCGCGCAGATCGCTGGTACCTCTCTGTGTACGACGCGCTCGGCGAGCCCATCCGCGTGGGGATAAAGCTCGTCCCTTCGATCGATCTCGCGAGGCTCTGTCGAGCGGACTCGCGAGCTCCCAAGCAGGTGCTGATCGCACTAGACATGACTGACACCTTCTCAGCAAATGCGCCGGGCCTGTTCGATCTCGGTAGGCGAATCACGCTCTGGTACAACGGGGAGCCCTGACCAATGCCTGGTACAGAGGTATACGATCGTGACTACCGTCTAGTGGTAGAGTATGCGGGTCTAGGACTCGAGATCCTACCGCCATTTCAGATCGTGTTCGACGTCTCGAAAAGTCTGAAACCAGAGCCGAACAAAGCCAATTTCAAGATCTACGGACTGAACCGACAGCACCGATCCACGCTCGAACAAATGAAGCGCGCGCGTGTTGAGTTCGCGGCTGGATACAAGGGTGCAACAAGTGTGATCTACCTAGGCGAGCTGCGCGTGGGGATGACTGTCGACGAACCGCCCGACTTCGGAATCGTCGTACTAGAGACCGCCGACTCCGAGGCTGCATTCGGTACGAGCCGCATCAACACGTCATTCGCGAAGGGGGTCACGACCGACAATGTGCTTGCCGCAGTGGCCACGCAAATCGGTGTGAAGCCCGGCAATCTCCCCGACGCGAAGAGAAAAATTCAGGCTGTATTCTCCGGCACGGGGAACCGGTTCCCCAAGGGCTGCGTGATCACAGGATCCGCATCGCGCGAGCTATCTGCCATGTGCCGATCTCTGAATCTGGAGTGGTCAATTCAGGATGGCAAGCTTCAGATCTTGGAGAGGGGCAAGCTCCTTGAGGGCGCAGCAATTCTGCTGAACCAGCGGAGCGGCATGATCTGCTCGCCTACAATCGATTCAAAAGGGATCGTCTCTGTGACCAGCGCGCTACAGCCCGACGTCTTTCCCGGCAGACAAGTGATGGTGGAAGGCGTGCGGCTGAAGGGCCGCTATCGAATAGAAGAGACCGCCCATTCGGGGGACTTCGCGGGCGAGACGTGGCAAGTAGAGATCAAGGGCAAGAAGGTCTGATATGAGCCTCACAAACACAGACGCGGAGAACATCGAGCTAGGCGTCGAAGAGGGCCAGAAGCGCATGTACGGCCCCATGACTGGCAAGGTCGTAGCGTACGACTCAGCGAGTCGTACGGTCGACGTGCAGCCAATGGTGAAGCGCGCGATCGAGCGGCTCGATGGCTCGCTCCTACTCGAGACGCTACCCGTCCTACCGTCCGTGCCCGTCGTATTTCCTATGTCCGGAGATTTTTCGATCACGTATCCCGTGGCAGTCGGATCGTACGGTCTGATCATCGTCCTGTCGGACTCAGATCACATTTGGCGCGAGACACAGCTAGAGGCCGAGCCGGGCGATCTGCGGCGCTTCCACTTAGGGTGTTCGCGCTTCTTACCGGGCTACGCCCCGGACGCCGTGGCGATGCCCGCGGCGGCCGAGAATGCGCTCGTCCTGCGAGCTCCGGAGGTCCGACTCGGAGACGAGACTGCCACAGATTTCGTGGCGCTCTCGCCCGCCGTCGAAGCGCGGTTGGCCGCGATCGAGACTTGGCTGCCAGCCCACGTTCACGCGGGAGTCACCGTGGGTTCAGGGTCAACCGGAGTCGCGGCGGGTTTTACTGCTGACACGGCACAAACAGCAGCCACGAAAGTGAAGGCGATCTGATGGCAGGTGAATGGTCCTACCTCGTGACTCCCGCACCAACATCGAGCGGCGCGAGCAACGAAACGGCAGTGCCGATCGATCGGCTCGCGTTCAAAGATCTGGCGCTGGATCCAGCGACGGGTGATCTGGTAGTGCCTATCACATTGATCACGGGCGTTGACGCGATCGTGCAGAACATGCGGATTCGTCTGAAATTCTTCCTCGGGGAATGGTTCCTCGACCAGCGTCTCGGAATGCCGTACATCGAACAGATCTTCGTTGCAGCTCCCGACATACCGCTCATCGATGCAATCTTCCGCAAGGCCGTCCGATCGGTGCCGGGCATCGCGGACGTCACGGTTTTTCGATCTCGTTTCGACTCGTCCGCGCGTCGCTACTACGTAGATCAATTCGAGTCGAAGCTTGTCGACGGGACCACGTTAACGCTCGCTCCAAACCCATTTATCATCGAGATCTGACATGTCATTCATCACTGCCACGGGCGTAGCCATTCAGTCTGTCGAAGAGATTTTGGACGAGCTTGCGGCCGAGCAACAAGGCCAGATCGATCCGCTCGTCGGCACAGATCCAACGAACGTGCTCGGTCAACTGAATGGCATCTTCGCGTCGCACGAACGAGAAGATCAAGAGGCGATCCAAGAGCTAGCTTCAGCGCTTAATCCTGACAGTGCCGAGGGTGCGATCTTGGACGGAATCTGCGCGATCACGGGGACGATCCGCAATGGCGCCACGCCCTCGCGCTTCAGCGGGTCAAAGAAGCTCTCTGTGTCGCTTGACCCTGGCGTCGTTGTGCTCGCGGGCGTGACAAGCTTTGCGGTCACTGCAGACGTCACGATCGTTTTCGTCGCGACAGAGACGATCGAAAATACATCGGTCGTAACCGCGTCGTTTCTCGTCTCCGCTGAGTCGACCGTTGAAGGACCCATACCCGCCCTGTCGGGATCCGTGACGACGATCCTGACACCGACTACGGGGCTGAACAGCGTCAACAACCCTTTTGATGCCGTGCTCGGGAAGGACATAGAGAGCGACACTGAGCTACGCCTACGACGCGAGCGAGAGATCCGGCAAGCGGGTAGCTCGTCCGCCGATGCGATCTTGTCGGATCTGCTCGGACTAGAGGACGACGCGGGCGACAACCCGATCATTTCTGCTGTCGTACTGGAGAACGTGACTGACGCAGTCGACGCTAATTTCTTGCC